TTACCCGCGAGAGTTAGCGGTTGGCACATTGCTCAATTCACCCGAGAGCTAGGGGCATTGCTCAATTTACCCGAGAGCTGGGGGTAACACCTATTCGATGGCAAAAGTACCGACGAACTCGACTGGGGCGCCGTTCAGTTCGCCGATTGCTTCAAGAGCACCAGATGTTATTGGAGCATTGTTCTCGATAGCTGTTAAAATCTCTTGGAGTTTTGAAAGGATAGCAGTTTGCCCTTCGACGATTGACGCAACGCTGGGGCTGACGTCAACGACCGGGGCACGCGCGCGCTGCGAGCGAGCGCCCCGGTAGCGTTTCCCGACTCAAGCACATCCTCCTCGTAGACGGTGCCTTTCTTGTTGATTGGATCAGCGACGGGCCGAATTGAAAATGGCAACGATGCGTCAAGCTGTGTGTAATGCACGTCGTCAGTTGAGTAGAAATATGCAATCCTCCTGGAGCCAGCAGCGATTGAGACACCCATGTGTGTAACGATGGCGTTTTCGGGTGCTCCGCTAGCTCCAGTGTCAGCGTTCAGAGTCTTCGGATGTGGAAGACGCAACATCACGCCCTCGGGGAGGGTTGGCGTGAAATCTTCAGGGGACAAGTAGGCAGTGCCGTCTTTCCCATCAAGTCCTTTCCTGAGATGTGGGTCGAATGGCTGTCCGGCGCTGAAATCAGTCAATTTCAAACGGGCGTCCTCCTCCAGAACGTAGATTGAATCCTCTTCGATGGTGTATTCCAAGGAAGGTTGCATGAACGTAACATGCCAGTTCAATGAGATGGACATAGTGGTGTCGGAACTGGGCGGGTTCACGACAGCCAGAACGAAACGTCCGGGTGAGGAGAAACGAGGCTCATTTGGTTCGTAGGAGGTGTACATGACCTGCGGTGGACAAGGGCCATGGACGTTAACTGAGCGCCACCAGGATGAGGTGACAGATCCTTGGTGTGCTTTAACCCATCGGTCAGCTCCTCTGAGTGGTGGGACGTCAGTAGGATCCGCAATGAACGCTGCGACGAATTCTCCACCAATCAGTGAAGAACCCGAAGCGTTGACCTCAAACATAAGTTTGTGGTATTTCAAGCGCTGCCAAGCCGTGGCGAGGGTCTCCAGTCTGGCAGCAACGGATGGTGTCACTATCACGTCGACCAGAAGCTCGCCCTGCTCTACGCTTGACGGGATCGTAAGGGCTGCGATAAGATCGGAACCTCCTTGAGCTCTACCCCCGGTGGGGTTGTTGACCCGGAGGGTGGACTGGTTACTGCCCACAAGAGCCACGCCCCCAGTCCCGCGACGCATGCGAGGGCGCCGACGGGGATTAGGAGCGGCCTGTGGGTTCTGAGCCGGTCTGCGGTTGTTGTTGTTGTTTCTTTTCCTTCCATTTGCCATGATTATGTTGATG